AGAATATAATGCCTAATTTAGTTGACGAAATAAAACAACGCATAGGAGCAACGCAAATTGAGTTGTCAAAATATGTAAAGATTCAACCGATAGAAGTTGAAGATAGGAAGGGATTTGTAAGTTATGGTGAAGGGAATACATTTCCACAATATCTGATTGAACTATACAACGAATCGCCAGTACACGGAAGCATTGTAAACTCCATTGCGTTCATGATAGCTGGACAAGATTTCGTATCAACAAGCGCAGAGGCATCAACTGAAATTGCACGATTGCAATTAGATAAGATAAGACATTCCACCGCATTAGATTTGAAGCTGCACGGTGGTTTTTATTGGGAGGTGATATGGTCAATGGACAGAAGTACCATCGCTCAAATTAATCATCTACCTTTTGAGAATTGTCGTTTGTGTGTGTCTGACGATAACGATGATATTAGTGGTATTTATTACTCGCGTGATTGGAACGATAGCAGAAAAAAGAAAAATATACCTGCGTACATTCCGATGTTTAATCCTGACTATAAGGATGAATATCCAAAACAAGTTTTATTCGTGCATTCGATTGTACCGGGAAGTGAATACTATCCAAAACCCGATTACATCAGTGCTGTAAACAACATCGAGTTAACGCGTCAAATTAGCGAATATCAAGTTAATTTGATATTGAATGGTTTCTTCCCATCGTTAATTACATCTTTTAATAATGGCATTCCATCATTAGAAGAACAGCGAATGATTAAGAATCAATTGCAACAAGCTATTCAAGGCGCGGAGAATGCAGGAAAGGTATTGACGTTTTTTAATGAGGACAGAGATAGAGGTGTGGAGTTTACTCCGTTTCCTGTATCTGATATGGACAAACAATTTGAAACATTGGTTGGACAAGCTGTTGAATCTATATTGGTTGGACATCGTGTTACCAGTCCGTTTGGTATTCGTGATGGTGGTGGATTAGGCAGTAACACCGATGAGATGAAACAAGCGATGAGAATTTTCATGAAACAAGTGGTTGAGCCATTTCAACGCATGATAACTGACAGCATCGAATATCTATTCTCAACCGTTGCAATAAATGCCAACATTGAGATTACTCAAAATGATTTGTTTCAAAATGCGCAAACCAGCATGAACAATGCACCATCATTAGACGTTGCAAGCCAAGCATTGAATGGAGCGCAGATAGCTTCATTACTTGAAATCATCGTTCAAACAACTGCGAATGTTTTAACTATTCCTTCCGCGAAGGCAATAACAAAGGCAGCGTTCCCAACGATGAGCGATGCGCAGATAAACAGCATTTTTGATAACCTATCAAATGTGGTTATTGATCCTACGCAAGTAGTGCAAAAAAAAAAAGTTAAGTGCGAACACGAAAGCGTTTCTGAAGAATATGAAAGCTACGCACCAACAGATGAGATGGCAGCGGAAGCTGAATTAGGTCTTAAATGGCGCGATGAATTTGGTAGAGGTGGAACGGAAGTAGGTGTTGCACGTGCGCGTGACATTAGCAATAAAAGAAATTTGTCTTTTGATACAATCAAAAGAATGAATAGTTACTTTGCGCGTCATGAAGTAGACAAAAAAGCAAGTGGTTGGAATCAAGGAGAAAATGGATTTCCTTCCGCAGGAAGAATCGCTTGGCAATTGTGGGGTGGTGACGCTGGTCGTGATTGGGCAGCAAGGATAATTGAACGTGAACAAGTAAATTTAGATGACATCGCGGAGGACTTAATCGCATTGGGTGAAGAACCAAATGATGATTGGATTTTGTTAGACAGTTACGATGTAGATTACGAGAATGACGATATCGAAAACGAAGCATTAGCTCACATATTCGATGGTATCGAAGTCAAACAAGCGGTAAGTACAGGAACTGCCAAACCAAACGCAACGAGTGACCAAGATAAAGTAATTGATGGCAAAACATATTACACACGTTACCGTTATAAAGGCCGCGTTACTGCATCTTCAAGGCCATTTTGTCGCAAGATGTTGAATGCGGATAAGCTATACCGCAAGGAAGATATAATGTCATTAAATAATAAGGCAGTTAATCCAGGTTGGGGACCAAATGGTATTGATACTTATTCCGTTTGGTTATACAAAGGAGGTGGTAATTGTCATCACATTTGGCAAAAGGAATTATACATTAGCGCGAAGGGTTTTGGTCTTGATTTAAACAACCCAAATGCAAAAAAAAGAGCATGGAGTATGGCTGAAAAAGCAGGTTATAAAATCCGAAATAATTATTTAGTTGAGCAACGTCCTATCGATATGCCATACAATGGATTTTTACCCGATAACCCACGTTTTGGAATCAAATAAAAAATAAAGAAATGGCAATACAACCCGAAATACTTTTAATCACAGAGGATTATTTAAAGAAGTACACAGCGATTACAGATGCTGTTGACCCAAACATTATCAGACCTGCCATTTATTTGGCGCAGGATAAGCAAATCACTAACTATCTTGGTACTGATTTGATGAATAGAATAAAATCGGATGTTAGCGCAGGAACTTTGTCAGGCGATTACGAAACATTGCTCAATGATTATATATTAAAATCATTATTGTGGTGGACAATGGTTGAATTATATCCATCATTATTGTATAAGCATGACAATGGTAATTTGGTGAGCCGACAAAGTGAAGATACAACGCCAGTAACGAAGGGCGAAATGGAATCACTCAAGGAAGCTGCACGCGATAACGCTCGTTATTATACCAATCGTTTGGTGCAGTTTTTGTGCTATAATAGTTCGTTGTTTCCCGAATACACATCGAACACAAACAATGACATTTCACCCGACAGAAACCCATACGGAAAGAGTAGTTTTTTAATTAGCGATTCATACAGACATAACCGATTAAGATGGACAATAAAAGATTTTCTTCCACCATCGTATTGAATAGAAAAAAACAATACGAAAAGTTATTGAAGCAATATCTAAAAAAACAATACGAGGCAAAGAAATGATGAAGGAGTTATTGTTTTTAAAGACAAAGTATTGGCTACTTGCGTTAGTAACGATATTCCTTCCCATCAAAGAACTAATGATTACCATTGGTTTTTTGGTTGGCGCAGATATGGTTGTTGGCATTTGGAAGGCGATAAAGTTAGGAATCAAAATCCGTTCACGAAGAATGAGCGACAGCATCACGAAAATGTTGTTGTACCAACTCGCCATCGTTAGCGGATTTTTAATTGAAACCTACATAATAGAGCAGTTAATCCCCATCACTAAATTAATTGCAACGGTGGTGGCAGTAATCGAATTCAAATCAATTGTAGAATCAATTGAAGCTGTTACAGGAAAGGATTTATGGGGTAAAATTAAGACGTTAATAGGACGCAAAAGCGAAGATTTATCCAATGCCATGAACGATGAGCCAGTTAAGTAAATATACAACACTACAAGAAGTAATCAAAAGCAATCAGGCGAGTGTACTTAAAATACCTAACTTACCAAATGCCGAGCAGGTTGCCAATTTGAAATTGGTGTGTACTGAAGTTTTTGATAAAGTGCGTGAGCATTTTGGTAAACCAATTGGGATTAGCAGTGCATTCAGATCGGTTGAATTAAATGGTAAAATAAATGGCGCGAAAAATTCGCAGCACATGGAAGGCAAAGCATTGGATATTGATGGCGATATTTTCGGTGGTGTAAGTAATAAAGCGATTTTTGATTACATAAAAAATAATTGTACATTTGACCAATTGATTTGGGAATTTGGCACAGAGAATTCGCCTGACTGGGTTCATGTGAGTTACAACAAAGGAGTAAATAGAAAGCAAATACTACGAGCAATTAAGAGCGGTGGGAAAACTGTTTACAGACCTTTTTAACTATGACAAAACAACCAACAAAATCAGAATTAGCGAGAGAATTAAGAAGTCGATTTCCCGATGCGCCAACACTAACTCTCGCCAAAAAATTAACCAAAGAACATTTCGAAACATTTTTAAGTGTGGAAGAAGCGCGTTCTATCTTGCGTTACATCGAAGGAAAAAATGGGGTGAAAAGCAAAAAAGATTTAGGGCCTAAAA